TAGAGGTCAACCTGGTCATGTAGTATCCCACATAATCGCCTATGGAACAGGTAGTACCCAGAGAGCTTGCTCTCTCGTATAAGCCTGTTCCCATTTGTCAGTTTCTCAATGACGCCTGGTGGGAATTTATCCCACTCGGTGGCACGGAGAACCCGATGTTTTTTAATCGGGTCATCTTCTGGAATTTGGAGGACTTCGAGCACACCCTCACCTGCAAAGTGGGGTGTGTCCCGGACTACTCCCTTCAATGTTGTTAACAACATTGGAGTTTCATTTAACATCTCTTTCATAACAGCGATCGTCGTCCTTCTGGGCCACGGTCGTTGAGATTGAATCGCGTTGATGTAGTTGGTAAGTGTCCACCCGGGTGGAACCTTGCCAACTCCGAATATTTGTCTTGGTAAGTACACCGGTTCATACCGGTCTGCTAGACCGAGACATACGTCTTGGCAGGCCGAACTGATCGAGAATAAGAAATTTATTCCCGACAGTGAGTCCTTTTGTATATACTCCATATCCTTCCCAAGGAGCGTTATTTTGCCCTTTGGGTCGGACGAGTAATCTTGTCTGTCTTTCCTCGTATCTATGATTAACCTACCTTTAGGGAAATCAAGATACGGGGAAATTCTTGAATCACGAAGTCTTGTCGCAAGTTGTGCGTTGTGGAACCGGTCTACTGGAACCCTAAACACTTCTTCGCAATAAGTCCCCCAATCGGGGGTTACGAATGTGTCTTCAGGCGAGACCTTGTATCCCAGCATGGCCGCTGCGGAACAAAACTCGTCGAAATACTGGAATCTGTGGGGCCCAGAAGCGATGATGTTTCCATCATCACCGTTTCCGGTCCCTACTGTAACGATCTTACGTCCTATCTTTTTCTTCGCATACCGATCACAGATCGGATGCGCTAGACTAAGATTTGTTTTGGTTAGTGGGTCTCCCATGGGAATCCCGCTGACCATTTTCCCAATATACTTTCCGTCTCTGTAGAGGTTTTTGTCCCCTACCCAGACCGAAAGTAACACTTCAACCTGTTCGTCACTGAGACCGATCTTCGAAAGAAGCGGTCCCATGACGAATCGAGCAGATTCATGTGTGGGGTAGTCTGTTGCCTTCGTCCAATCGAACGAGAGCATAGATACCTCGTCTTCAAACAAGATCTCCCCCCTAGAGTGATCTAGGTGGTGGATCGACTGAATGAACTCCCACCCGAGCCGCCCGGCTTGGAAGCCGGCGGCCAGGATGGGATTAGACTTAGCCATCTCAATTGTCAAATGGGAAAACGGTTGCAACAGGATGTCCTTCCAGAAGGAACCTGAAGTTACCACCCGACATTTTCCGTTTTCGCGAATACCAGCGACATTGACGTCAAACACGTCAGTATCGCCGGCCTTCGCTTTTCGATAAGCCCTCTTCCAGAGGGGAGTACCCAGTCCACCACCTTCATTATCTGGAGATGGCATACTGGGGACAGGAACAATAGCATCCCGGATAAGTTTGCGCAAATATCCAAATTTGCCCTCCTTTTTCCGTGAAGACTCTTTACATGCTGATGTCGACATCGACGCACGAAAGTGCGGAGACTTCGACATGGCCATTAGAACAGTCTCTTCGACCACTTCGAGAGTAGCCTCTCGAAGTGTGTCGTCAGGGACAAATTCACGTTTTGTTGTCACCATCTCGACAAACTTGTCGAGAGTGGCTTCAACCATTTTCTTATCAGCGAGACCAGTGGACCTTGTTTGTGCAAATGCACTCACTCGGAACATTTTCTCTTTAGAATTCCGAGAGTGTAGTTCAGTATTATATTGATATATAATAGGGACTACCCAACTCATGTGTCGATACTTGGAAGAATCCATACGTTGCTTCGTGAAAGCAGCGTACTTGAATTCTTTCCTAAATTGTTTAATATCTTCAACTGTCTTTTTATAATTAAAAAGGCAGTTGGAAATAATCGAATTGGATATCTGATCCGTCACAGAGTATGCACTCTCTGATGGGCCGGACATCAAGCATTCAGGGAAAGAAACAAGTAACTGACAGATTACTCCGTCAGCTACATGCAGTATTTCCTTTATATGTAGCAACCGCCCATCGTCAATCAAATGCTTGACCATGAGGCGTAGATTGCTCTTTAGTCGTTTGTACCAGTAGGTTCGACGCTGAAGAATCATAATAATAGACTGTTTACTATGCAGATGAAGGGGTCTACCCTTAATCCGCGTCGTAAACAGGTTATCATACACGAAGCTCCAGTTATGTTCGGCAAGGCCGGACGTACCTGACTTCAACGACAAGCTAGCCACCCTCAGGAGCTCCCTGAACTCCTGATCGTGGTTACCATCTTGAATAGAATCATGATGCCTTTCCTTGCGTAATTGTACGTTTAAAGGGATGCAATCGTGGTGAAAAACCATGCTGGTTTTTAAATCTATTTTCATAGACCAAGGCCGAGTAGGCGCCTCCTCTTTAGGAGCTCACCGACAGGTGCCCTGTGATTATAGGTTTACCAGCGAACTTCAGTACCTTAAAACCTCAAGAGGTAAGGTTAAACTGAGCCCGTAAGAAGGAGCCCTTCCTTGACATCACCGAAATGGTGTCAAAGAGGAGTTCCTGCGTAATCTTTGGTCTAGACCTAAACTTCGAGTATATCTCAGCTTGGGTTTTGGGCGGCCGCCTTGCGACGTCGCCAGACCATTCACGAATCAATGGATCCATCACGGGTACACCATAACTGTATGTGGCCCCTGTTGAATCGTTAAAAGTATCTAAGCTTCCATTGTCTATCAGAAAGAGTGTATCTTTCAGAGGGGCAAGGACGCGTTTATATTCGTCTTCTGGCGCGGACTGGTGAACCCAGTCTCGGCAGGAGACTCTCATGATTAACTTATGTGGATTATCTCGAGCGGCCTTTTTGGCCATCTGGATATCATCCGTTACAATCAAGTAGGAATTCTGGACACCATTTTGAATGATGTCAAGGATTACCTCATCATCGCTAATAATTTCTCTGGGAGGAGGCTCGTCAGGAGGCTCCCCTCTGAGAATTTGTTCATAGTTATCAAAGAACCAAACCTCCAGGTTGTCGAGCGCCCTTTTGTAGGGCGTGTCGGAACGTGGACGTTTGGTGAACCTAGTCAGATAAGGCAGGTCGAGATCCACGCGAAGTGGATCGCTCTTAGCCATTATATCAATGATATCGTCTGTGTACAAGTCCTCGGACATTTCCTTGCGGAGTGTCCAGGGCTTGTCTCTGTACTGGGAAATGAACTTCTTGACCACCCGCCGTTCCTCGTCGGGTGGAAAAGGTTTAGTTTCTGTCGACATGGCCTTCGCGACCTCATAGAGGTCAACCTGGTCATGTAGTATCCCACATAATCGCCTATGGAACAGGTAGTACCCAGAGAGCTTGCTCTCTCGTATAAGCCTGTTCCCATTTGTCAGTTTCTCAATGACGCCTGGTGGG